AAGCACGGTCATGCGGGCGCATGCCACCGCGTTAGGGGCGGTGAGGCGGCCACCGACCCGAATCAGCGCCAGTTCGTACATCTCGGCGACATCCGCGCCGCACCGATCGCAGCGCCCGCTCATGCCACTTGCTCCGAAGCGGGCGAGCCAGGGGTCGGCGCGGGACGCGGGATGTCGGCGGGCCAGTCCAGATCGGCGGGCCAACGGTCGGAAAACCATTGGGTGACGCGATCTGAACGCCGGGTGGTGATGTCGCAGCCGCGCTTTAGCCGGTCGTAAAAACCACCATCGCCCGCCGCCCATCTTCCGACAGTGCGCGGGCTACGCTGAACGGCTTTCGCGTAGTGCTCGATGAGGGTGGTGATGTATGACACATTTCTCATGAATCGTTCTATATGAAAAATATATCATGATCGTCAAGCACTTTACGAGAAATTTCGCATGACAGCGTTGTGGTGGCGTTGTGATGGTGTTGTGATAAAGAAATCACATGGCCAAAGATGAAACAGAATGCCGCTTTTCAGAACAAATAAAGCAGCAGATGCAACAAAGTGGGTTGTCCGCCCGTGCTGCCGCACTGGCTGCTGGCTTGCCAATTAGAAGCGTGCAGGGCGTTTTAGAAGGACATAGTCCCTCACTAGGCCGCGCCGCTGAGATAGGCCGCGCCCTCGGTCTGGAAGTCTACATCGGCCCGCCGCGTGGCGCGGTCCCGGGCGAATCACCGCCCGCGCCGCCCGAGGGCCCGAGCGTCGCATCCGCCGAGCGCATCCCGAAAGCGATCACCGACACGCTGGGCCTGCCCCAGGGGGCGAGCGCGGATGCGGTAGTCCGAGCGATGGAAGCAAAGCTCGCCAGCCGGGGCACGGCCCATGCAACGCCCGTGGCGGCGCTGGAGCGCACACTCAAGTCCGAGGCCAGGTCCCTGAAGAATGAACTGGCGGCGCTGCTGGACGCGCGGCTGCCTCCGGCGCCGGTGGCGAGACTAGCCTCCGAAGACCCTTTGGAACCCGACACAGAGACCGGCGACGACCCCCACCTGTCGCGGGAACGCATCTTCCTGCCTTGCGGCGCCGATGTCCGCGCGGCGGCGGGCACGGGCAGCGAGGTCTTCGAGGAGACGGAGATAACCATCGGCATCCCTGCCGATACCTTTCCCATGGGCAGGAAACCGCGCTCCGCCATCGCCTTGCGGGCCGATGGCGATTCGATGGAACCGATCATTCACTCGGGCGACTTTCTTGCGATCGATCGGGACGATCGTGAGCCCCGGTCGGGCAAGATCTATGTGCTGCGCACCGATACCGGCCTCGTGGTCAAGCGGCTCCGACAGGAAGCCGGTGGCTGGATCATGACCAGCGACAACGGCGCGGACTATCCACCGCGCCCGGTTGGGCAAGAGGACCGCATTCTGGGCCGGGTGATCTGGTTCGGCCCGGAGAAGGCGGTTGTGATGGCGGGCGGGTGATAAAACTACAAATCGCGTTCAGGGAGGAACAAACAATGGCCGCATGTGAAAGTAAATGCAATCAGATAAGCAGACTAGAAGGCATAGCTTTAGGCGTTTTTGCTGGTCTGATCGCCGTTGGCATAACCTACCCATTACCCGGTTACGTCGACATCTTTTTTGGAGAACGCCCTGTGAAAGAGATAGCTGCCGCCTGTTTTCGCGTTGCAGCCGGCGCAATTTCTGGAGGACTTATGGTACATGTTTATGACGCATTAAAAACTCGGCGATTGGCCTTTTGGACCGGCTTTGCTGCTCCAGGGCTGCTGTTGGGCACGATTGCAGTGCAGGCTCAGGCAGTAGAGGCTCAGGCAGTAGAGGCTCAGGCAGTGCAGGCTCAGGCAGTGCAGGCTCAGGCAGTGCAAGCTCAGGCAGTGCAAGCTCAGGCAGTGCAGGCTCAGGGAATATCGACAAACAACGCCCCGTATTTAGCAGCGCAACCGCAGGTTCCGCTAGGCCTACGAAACGGCGATGGCATCCTTCTCTCCGCTTCGCTCTCGGCCCTCGATCATGTTCAGCTAGGCCCCCGAAACGGCGATGGCACCCTTGGTCAAGAGAATGCTCAATTCGCGCAGAATGTTCCGCTAGGCCCCCGAAACGGCGATGACAGTCTTCGGCGCGGTGGTAGCCTGGCTGGGGAAGCAGTTACGCCAGGCCCCCGAAACGGCGATGACAGTCTTGGTTTCGGCATTAATCCAACGCCAGATCAAGTCCCACTAGGCAGCCCAAACGCCGACACAGATTCTCTGGAAACCAGCACTCTAGAACAGTTGCTCAAAGGCTTCTTTGGGTTCCATTGGAAGTTGGATCTCTGACCTCACCCGCCCCCTGAGACGAGCAGTTCTCGGACCCGCCCGGTTGCCTTGGCATTGACGGAATACCGCGTGGCAACCTCCTCGATCCCGGCCCATGCGAAGAGGTCGCGGATCTCCGGGCGGTCGTTGATCGAGAGGACGAACCGGCCTTTGAGGCCCCGCAGCATCTCCGCCAGGCGGGCAAAGTCGGTGCGGGTAAACACGCCCCGACCGTAGTCGGTCTCGTGTCCCCAGTAGGGCGGGTCGAGATAGAAGAGGGTCAAGGGCCGATCGTAGCGGGGGATGAAGTCGGCCCAGTCCAGCCGCTCGATGTGGACGCCCCGCAGCCGGGTGTGGGCGGCGCGAATCATTCGCGTCATTAGCGACGATCTGATCCGGGCGGGATCGCGCACATCGACGGCCATCTGGCCGGGCGTGGCCAGATGCGCGGGCTTGCCGCCGAAGGACATCCGCTGGAGATACGCCCACCGCGCCGCCCGCTGGATGTCGGTGAGCGTGTCCGGCGGGGTCCGGATCAGGCGGGTGAACTCCTCGCGCGAGGCGAGGCAGAGGCTGAACTGGGCCTCGAGCGCTTCGGGATGCTCGCGCAACACGCGAAAGAGGTTCACGATCTCGCCATTGATATCGTTCAGAATCTCGGATTTTGGCCGCAGTGTGCGGCGCAGGAACACCCCGCCCATGCCGGCGAAGGGCTCGGCATAGCAGCGATGCGGGATGGCTTCGATCCGCGCGATAATGCGCGTGGCCAGCAGCCGCTTGCCGCCCAGCCATGGGGCGAGCGGTTCGGCGGGCGCGACCGGCGTCAGGGTCTCGGACCCCGCCGGATTGAATTCGGGCATGGACAAGGGGATGCGCTCCCACGATCATGATCCCGCCTCGGCTGAGGTGGCGGGACGGCCTGGACTGGCCGGTCCGGGTCGTGGGAGTTACAGCTCCCGGTTCGGGGTGTTTCGCCACCCCGGCCCCCGTCCGGCCTGGGGGAGGCGAATCGGCGGCTGGGGAGCGCATAGCAGGGCACCGCGGACGCGTGCAGCGGACCATGGTCCGCAAAATTGGAGGGAAGTCAGGATGCAGCGTTTTTTGAGTTCTTTTGGCGCGATCGTCGGGGTTGCGCGTTTGGTGGACAAGGATATGTGGCAATGACCGAGAAGCCTCGCGAACAAAACATTCCGGTGGAGCGCCTTTTCCTCGACCTGAAGAACCCTAGGCATGAGGAATTGGATACGGAGGAGGAGGCAATCGAAATCCTCTGTTCCGACGAGAAGGTGATCCAGATTCTCACCAGTATTGCTGAAGATGGGCTAAGCCCGATAGAACGCTTGGCGGTCGTGAGCGACAACGATGAGGATGGGCCAAATGGTAACTTCGTTGTGGCCGAAGGCAACCGAAGGCTCTGCGCCATTAAACTGCTCACCGACCCGGATCTGGCGCCGAGCGAGCATAGGGATGCTATCGAAAAAGCCGCGGCGAATTGGACACCAATTACCGAAATCCCCTGTGTGATTTTCAACGACGATGACGAAAACCTCAGCCTCTGGATTGAAAGACGTCACCAAGGGCCCATGGATGGTGTCGGATTGAAGCCATGGACTGCCGATCAAAAGGCAAGGCACAGCGGTGGAGCTTCGCCAAATCGGGAAGCACTGCCATTTCTCGACTGGGCAGAGAAGGAAGGGTTGATTACTCCCCAGCAGCGGAAACGTCGTCTGACCACGGTTCAGAGATATCTTAGCAATCCCGTGATGAGGAATGCGATGGGCATCGATTCAGGCGATCCGAACGATGTCCGCCGCACTAGGCCGGAGGACGACATGAAGTTACTGGCGCGGCGCTTTATCGGTGACCTGCTGAGCGGTGAGGTGACGTCGCGGCATAAAAGATTCGATATCGAGAAGTATGCCAGTAGGCTGGCTTTAATCCCGGGACTGTCTAGTGACCGGGTCGAGGCGACACCCTTGGCACACGCTCCCTCGACTTCCGAGGCCTCGTCAAGACCGCCGGTAAAACCGAAAACTCCCACAAAGATAAAACGGGACCATAAGCTTGACGAAGAACTCGAAAAATTGGGCAACAAGAAGCTAATCAGTCTTTATCGTTCCATCACAACGGTTTCGGTAAGGGAGCACACGCCCCTTGTTGCCATCGGCATCTGGGCGTTTTTAGAAACGCTGACGGCGCTCAGCGGCAGAGATGAAAAGGCCAGTTTTCGGAGCTTCTTGAACAAGCAGGATCTGAAAAAACAAGGCATTGCCGCGGGCGACATCAAAGCGGTACAGGAAGCGATTGGGCGCATTCATGGTTACGGAAACACGACCAAGCATCATCCTACATCGGCCATTTTCAGCTCAGATCAGCTTGAAAACGACATGACGCTATTGGGCGATCTGATGGTAAAGTTGATCGTCGGCGCGCAGCGCGAGCCATGATTTCAATTTCCGCTGGCCGAAGATATTTGCCTTTTGTATGAAGAGCCTGAACGGGACATACAAAAGGCTGCCAAAGAATGACGCGCAAAGCCTCGCCACTGCGCTATCCGGGAGGCAAGGCCAGTCTCTATCCGCTGGTTTGGCCGATCCTGAAATTGAACCGCCTGGCAAGGCGGCACTACGTCGAGCCTTACGCCGGAGGCTGCGGGTTGGCTCTGTCTCTTTTGTACGGGGCTCACGTAAGCGACATCCACATCAACGATATCGACCCATCCATTTGGGCATTCTGGCACTCGGTCCTGGAGAACACGGACGAATTCGCAAGCCTGATACGGACGGCACCCCTCACAATCGACGAATGGCACAGGCAGCGCGAGGTGCATTCGCGAAACGACGACAGCAACCCGCTCGCCCTGGGCTTTGCCGCATTTTTCCTCAACCGTACCAACCGGTCGGGGATCGTCAGCGGGGCCAGCGTCATCGGCGGGCTAGACCAAAGCGGGGCTTACAAGCTCGACTGCCGCTTCAATCGCGAAGATCTGGAACGGCGCGTTCGCCGGGTCGCAAAGTACAGAAGCCGGATCCACCTTACCTGCCAGGATGCTTTGAAGTTTATCGAAGATCGCTCCGAACGCCTGCCCGAAAGCGCGTTTTTCTGCATCGACCCCCCGTATTTCGAGAAGGGCAAGAGCCTGTACGCCAATTTCTACAACCCGGAGGATCACGGGAGGCTGGCGCGGCGAATTTTGGCACTGCCTAACCCCTGGATTGTTACATACGACAACGCTCCCCCGATCGCGGCGCTTTACAAAAGTCGGCGGCAGTACCGGATCGATATTAACTACTCGCTTGCCAGGAAACGACGCGGTGTCGAGATCATGATTGCATCGAAGGGCTTGGCGATGCCATCTTCTATAAGGGAGCGGCAGACAAACTGACCTCTAAGGGACCCGTGGAGAGGGAGAGTGGCGATGGCCTTCCTGAGGCGACGCGGTCCGAAGGAGCGGGAGCTTACCAAGGCGCCCGTCCCGGCCCCGGAGCGTGGGAGCGAGGTGCAACTGGACATCCGGGGACGCAGGCTCGGGACCGCGCGGCACGGCACGCTGGTGCTAAGCTGTGGCTGCGGTCATGAGGGCCGGATCCCGGTGGCGCGGTTGATCGCGAAGCATGGACCCAACGCCCGGTTCGGGGAGGTGACGGAGGGGCTGCGTTGCCGGTCCTGCGGGCGCGCGCGGCTGACGGACATGTGGCTCCGTTGATCAGCCGCAGACCGCCTTCCAGACCTCGAGAAAGCGCGCGGCGTCTTCCTTGCTTTGCGCTGTATCTTGGGGGCTCCATGTGGGCAGAGCGGGCCGTAGCGCGCCACAGACGGCCCCTGAGGGCGCGGGCGGGGGTGTCGGGGTGCAGCCCGCCAGGAGGGCCAGACAGGCGGCCACACAGGCGCTCAGGCGCGGTCGGGTCATGGCCCGCCCATCTCCATCTCGACCGACGTGCATCCCGAGAGAACGCGCTCCAGCGCCTCGGCCTCGGCCCGGTCGACGGTGAGGCCGTATTTCCGACGCACGCGCACAACCCGATCGGCGAACCAGCACCGGTTCAACTCGGGCAGCCACTCCGCCGCGTCGTGGGCGCGCTTTTGGTGGCGGTTCACGGAGGGGCTGGCCAGAGTGAGGTTCAGGAGGTCGCGCGCGAATGCGCGGCGGGTGGCCGCGTCGGCGGCGCAGAGGCCGCTGTCGTGGGCCTCGGAGGTCGCGACCATATGCTCGATATCGGTCTGCCGGGTATCGTCAAAAGTGCGGCCGGAATAAGGGCCGTAAACGATGCCGCCCATCCCGGCGACGATCCGGTCTTCGACCGATTGGGGGTAGCGATAGTCCGAGCGTTCGTAAGGACTGCATCGGTGCTCGGGCTGCACGACAAGCCCGCGCCAGGTCTCCTCCGCCGCCGTGGCGGCGCCCGTGGCCAGCACAATCGCCAGCGCCATGCGCAGCGCCCGCGCCAGGTTTAATCCCATACGCTCCCCGCGCGGTTTCAGAGCCGCATTGTCAGTCATCCCTAAGCCTCCCGTGCTTTGCGATCCGCTCGTCAGCCGGGCGGTTGTCGCCATCGGCCCGGCGCATGGCCTCGTCGGCGCGGCGGCGGATGTCGAGAGCCGCGCGAGCGTCCTGCATGTCCCGGTCGCGTTTCGCGGCACGATAGCCCGCCCGGCGAACGCCGAGAATAGCTAAAATAACCGCACCGACCAGCGCGGCGAAGCGCCCGGCACGCGAGCCGGTGAACCGGCGGGTTATGGTGGCCAGCCAGATCACACGTCGCGCGACCGGACGAGCCACACGACCGCGCCGAGCGCGCCGATGACGAGGACGGCGGCGAGGCCGTATTGCACCGGCCCGGAGCCGGTCATGAGGGTGCCGCTGCTGCCCAGCACGCCCGTGACCGCCGCGAATGCGTTCGGATCGCGCAGCGTGTCGCCGAGCGTCGCGCGGGCGCTGGCAGGGCCGTCCGCCCGGGGCTGGGGCGCCACGGCGGAGGGTGTGGCCGGAGCTTGCCCGCCGGACCATTCCTTGGCCTGGCCGCGGACCTCCGCGACCCGGCGCGACCAGCCGTTTCCGAATGTGGGCCAGTGCTTGAGGCGCCGCATGAAGGCGAGGCGGCGGTCGCAATAGCGGTCGATGAGCCCCCGCGCATCGCGCTCCATCGCGATCTTTGCCTGGCCGATCGTCTCGTCGCCGACCACACCGTCGACACCGGCGCCGACCTCTGCTTGGAGCCAGCGCGCGGCGCGACCGGGGCCGCTATTCACGGCGGCATCGAAGACGCAATAGGCGAGGCCCTCGGGCAGGTCGTGGGCGCGGACGGTCGCCCAGTACTGGCGGCGATAGATGGCCTCCACTTCGTGGTAGGCTATCGAGCGCACGTCGCGCGGGGATGCGCCATTGCGCGTTAAATAGGCATCGTAAGTGCGTTGCGTGATCCCGCGATTGGTGGCGCCGCCCGGATCGTCCGGGTGATTGACGTATCCGCCCTCGTGCACGCTCAACAGCGCGAACGCCCGCTCAAATCTGTCCATCCGCGCGTCCTCCGTCGGCAATGGTGCCGCGCGTCCGGCGGGCGCGGCCCTGTTATGGGTTTCTCGCGCGCACCGTAGCGCCGCGCGGCTGCCGGTGCAGCGGACCATGGTCCGCTGACGGGTGTTTGGGGATGTGCGAATGTGCGGGCCATGACCGATACGCCCGCGCCCCTTTCCGCTTCGCTTTCCGCCCTGGATGGGTGGATCGACATCTGCCGCACCGGTACCTGGCACGGCCAGGACGGGACTGTGACGCTGACGGATGCGGATCTGGACGCTTTGGTTGCCGATTATGCCCAGGCCGATCCGGCGCCCGTGGTGCTGGGGCACCCGGAAACCGACGCCCCGGCGCAAGGCTGGGTCGGTGCGATCCGCCGCGTGGGGGATCGTCTTCAGGCGCGTTTGGAGCGTCTTGATCGAGGTTTTCGCGCGGCGGTGGAGGCGGGTCGCTATGCCAACCGGTCGATATCCGCGGTGCGCGATACGACGGGCTGGCGGCTGCGGCACCTTGGTTTTCTGGGCGCGGCGACGCCCGCGGTCGACGGTCTGTCGCCCAGCAATTTCGCGGCACCGGCGGGCAGCGGCGTGTTTTCGGCGCCTATCGCTACTCCGTTGAAGGCCGACCTCGCGACCCCGCTTGGCGGCGACGACGAACGCCACGGCTGGCGGGTACTGCAAGACCTGATGCGCGGCTTGCGCGAATGGCTGATCGAGGCGCACGACATCGATACGGCCGACCGGGTCATTAACCCCTGGTATCTGGAGACAATCGGGTCGCTTGGCGTGCCCGAGGACGATGTCCGGTCCAGCCGCCTGACCTCCCTTCTCTCCGATCTTCGAAAGGACCCGATCATGACCGGCTCTTCCGCCCCTCCTCCTCCTCCCGAAAATCAGCCCGCGACGCCGCCCGCTCCGGTACCGATCGGCGATCCGGTCGGCGAAGCGGGTGCGCTCGCGGCGGAGCGTGCCGCGTTGGCCGACGAACGCGCGGCCATGGCCGCCGAACGCCTCTCGATGGCGGCGGAGCGGGCGCTGCAGCTTGCGTCCACACGCACCGCGACGCTTGTGACCGAGGGGCATGTGCTGCCCGGCGAACGGCCCGTTGTGGAGGCGCTTTTCACGGCGCTGGCCAGCGTCGAGGTGCCGGTCACGCTGGCCGGTGCGGATGGGCAATCGGAACAGGCGCGCCCGGCGGATGCCTTTCAGACCTTCCTGTGCGGCCTGCCGAAGCGCGGTCCCCGTCTCGGCGAGATGACCGGGCCCGGTTCGGTGGCGATGCCGCTTCCGGCGGCGGGCCAGACGGCCTTGCCGACCGCGCTCGCCGGTGCGGAACAGGCCGCCGTCGATCCGACGGGACGCGGCATGACGCCCGATCACGTGGCGCTGGCGGCCAGATCGCTGATGGCGGCCGATCCGACCGGTCGGATGACCATCAGCGCCGCGGTGCGCCAGATCATGTCGGGAGCTCAGTGATGCACCAGCCGACCTTTACCCGCGCGTTCGAGGCGGAAGCCGACATCAAAGCGCGCCGGATCGTTCAACTGGGCACGTCCGACGGCGCGGCGCTGCAGGCCGACGCGGACTCCGCCACCAAGATCGTGGAACGCCCGATCGGCATCGCCGCCGAACTGGACGTGAGCAAGGGCGCGACGGCGGATGTGCATCTGTCCGGCATTGCCGATTGTGTGGCCGGAGGTGTCGTCAAGCCCGGCGCCAGCGTCAAGGCGGATGCCCAGGGCCGCGCGGTTGCGACCAATACGGCGAAAGACTTCGTCGTCGGCGTGGCGCTGACCGAGGCGGGTGCCGCCGGCGACATCGTTCCGGTGCTGATCGCGCCACAACGTATCTGAGGAGGCGGGCATGCCAGACAATATCGTCAGCACTTATCCGGTCGATTTCGAGCGCACGTCGATCGCCATCGGTTACAGCAACGACACCTACATCGCGGACCGGGTTCTGCCGCGGGTTCCGGTGGGGCGGAAGGAGTACCGCTATACCGAATATCCCCTGGACGAGAGCTTTACCGTCCCCGACACGCGCATCGGGCGGCGATCCGTGCCGACCATGGTGCACTTTACCGCGGACGAGAAGTCCGGCGCGTGTGTGGATTACGGGTTGGAAGACCTGATCCCCGACGACGATGTCGCCAACGCGCCGCCGACGGCGGTCGATCCGATCGACCGGTCGACGGAAATGCTGACCGATCTCTTGATGATCGACCGGGAGCGGCGGGTGGCGGACCTGGTGTTCGCGGCGAGCAACTACGGGACATCGAACAAGAAGGAGCTGTCGGGCAACGACCAGTGGTCGGCCAGTCATAAAGATTCCGATCCCGTAGACGATGTGGTGAGCGCCATCGAGGGTATGATCGTCAAGCCCACGCATATGGTTCTGGGCTCACAGGTCTGGACCAAGCTGCGCACCCATCCGGCGATCCTGAAGTCGATCAACCGCAACGAGGGCGACCGGGGCATTGCCTCGGCGGCGATGGTGCAAGATCTGCTGGAGGTGGAACTGGCGATCGGCCAGGCCTGGATCAACAGCGCCCGGCGCGGTCAGGAGGCAAAGCTTATCCGGGTCTGGGGCAAGCACGCGCTGCTCTATCGCCGCGATCCGAATGCCGGGGCGATGGGGCCGCCGACGCTGGGCATCACGGCGGAATATCGCGGTCGCGAGGTGCGGACCGGTTTCGACGCGATGCCGGGCGCGCGCGGCGGACATCGGGTGCGGGTGATCGACACCTGCGAGGAACGTATCATCGCGCCGCTGGCGGGATATCTGTTCCAGAACGCGGTGGCTTGAAGGGGGCGTTCATGAGCTACGCGACCGCCACGGATCTGCGCACTCGGTTCGGAGCGTGCGAGATCGACCAACTTCTCGATCAAGACGCTGACGGGGTGCCGGACGAGGGGCGGTTGGAGGCGGCGCTGGCGGATGCCGGTGCCCAGATCGACGCGCGGCTGGCAGAGGCCTACGATCTGCCCCTGCCGGAGGGACCCTACCCGCTGCTTGTGGGCATCGCCTGCGACCTGGCCCGCGCGCGGCTGTACGACGACGTCGAAAACAAGGCGGTCATGAACGGCGCATCCCGCGCGCGGAGGCAACTCTCGGAACTTGTGGATGGCGCGGCACGGCTGGTGACGGCGGAAGGCACGAAGATCGACCGCCGCGCGGAGAAGGTGCGCATCGCAAGACCGCGAGGCCGCATCGCGACCGCCCTGGGCGCGTGGTGCGACGGGCGGAGGGGACCCCGATGACCGGGGCGCGGATCGAGATCGCCCTTGAGGGCTCGGAGATTATCGACCGCCTGGGCCAGGCCATGGCCCAACTGGAGAGCCCCGAGCCGCTTCTGGATGCGATCGGGGCGGAACTGGCCGACGGGGTGCAGCGGCGGTTTATCGCGGCCCAGGACCCCGCCGGCGACGATTGGGAGGAAAGCGAACGGGCGCGGCTGAAGGAGCGCGGTGGCAAGACGCTGACCGATACCGGTCGGCTGCAGCAATCGATAACCTGGGCCGCGGATCGTAAGAGCGTGTCGGTGGGATCGAATGCGATCTACGCGGCAATCCACCAGTTCGGCGGCGAGATAAAACCCAAAAAAGCCAAGGCGCTCAAGTTCACGCTGCCCGACGGTACCTTTATCCAAACGGGGAAGGTGACAATGCCCGCGCGCCCCTTCCTCGGGGTCGACCGCACCGATCGGATCGCGGTGAGCGAGGTCATCGAAGACTTTCTTGACGCGGCGCTCGCGGGAGGCGCGGCATGAGCCGGACTGCCGGTGAGGACAATGCCCGCGCGCACGAGCCCGGCCTCGATCTCGTGCTGGCCGCCGCCGATCGGTTGGGCGGGCAGCTGACGGGGTTCAGGGATGCCCCCTTTGCCGATGTGATACCGGCCTGGGATATCGAGGCGGCGCGCCGCGTGCGCCTGCCGGTTGCCGCGATGGGGCTTCTGGAAGAGCGCACGGAGGAGTATTATCGCCGTTCCAATCTCGAGCCCTGGCGGATCGGCCTGGATGGCGCGGTGCAGCGGGTCGAGGCGGTGTTGGGCGTGCTGATCGTGATCCCGGTCCCGAACGATCCCGGCGGGACCGCGGCGAAGAAAACGGCGGGCCTGGAGCCCTTGCGCGACGCGGTACGGCGGCTTCTCGTGGGCTGGCTGCCCCCCATCTCCGGCGATCCCGATCCGCTCATGCTGATGCAGGGGCGGGTCGTGGGGATCAAGGACGGACGCCTCTGGTGGCAGGAGGATTACCTCACCTCCTACTGGATCGTGGGCGGCGAGGGCCTCTGCCAGGACGAGCGTCTTGGGGGCGATCTCTATGTGGGTCAGGCCCCGCGGATCGGCGCGGCGCATAAGGCCGACTATCGCAAAGCCGGAGGGCGGTGCGATGGATAGGGGCTATGAGGCCGCTGAGGCGGATCGGCGGATCGAGAACCTGATCCGGGTGGGTCGGGTGGTTTCGGTTGACCCGGACCGCGCCCGCGCGGTGGTGGATTTCGGGAGTTTCACATCGCCCCCGCTGCAGGTGGGGCAGCTTCGAGCGGGCGGAATGCAGTTCTGGTGGATGCCGACGCCGGGCGAGCAGGTGGTGGTGACCTGCGAGGGCGGGGATATCGCCCAGGGCACGATCGTCGCCTCGCTTTACGCAAGCAACGCGCCGAGCGCGGACGGCGATGTGCCGACGATCAACCTCGAAGGCGGAACCATGCATTTGAACGGCACCATGACGGTCTCCGGCGATGTGATCGCGCAGGGCGTGAGCCTGGTGCATCACACCCACAAGGGGGTCAGGTCCGGACTGTCCAGCACGGGGGAACCGAACAAGTGAGCGCGTCATGACAGGCATGAACCGTCAAACGGGTCGGCACATCGACACAAAGGGGCACCTGGCGCAGTCGGTGCACGACATCCTGACCACGCCGAAAGGATCGCTGGTTATGCTGCGCGATTACGGCTCGGACCTTCCGGAAGCGATTGACCGACCGCTGAATGGCGAGACCCTGATCGACGCGTACCAGGCGATTGCCGAAGCGCTGGATCTCTGGGAGCCGCGGATCGGTCTGGCGCGGGTCGCGGTGGTCGAGGCGCGCGCGGGGTTTGCTATGTTCGAGCTTTACGACACGGACGGGCATACGATCCCGATGCCGGTCGATCTGTCGGGACCGCCCGCGGGGGGTGCCGAATGACCGGCTTTTCCGCGATCGATCTCAGCAAGCTGCCCGCACCGGAGGCGATCCGGAGCGTGTCGTTCGAAGCGCTGCTGGCCGAGATGACCGAGGAGGCGACCCGGCGAATGCCGGACCTGGCCCCTGTCCTGGCGCTTGAGAGCGAGCCTGTACGCCAGGTCCTGCGCCTCTGCGCCTGGGTCCGGATGCTGGATCGGCTGGAGTTCAACGACGCGGCGCGGGGCAATATGCTGGCCTTTGCGACGGGCGGCGATCTCGACGCGCTTGGGGCCTTCTGGGGCGTTGAGCGCCTTGTGCTTCAGGAGCGCGACGACCGGCTCCGCCCGCCCGCGCCCGAGGTCCTGGAAAGCGACGATGCGTTCCGGTCGCGGGTGCAACTCTCGCTGGAAGGGCACACAACGGCGGGTCCGCGCGGGGCCTACCTGTTTCACGCGCGCTCGGCCTCGGGCGATGTGCGCGATGTCAGCGTGACCAGCCCCAGCCCCGGCGCGGTGCGGGTCACCGTTCTGGCGCGCCAGGGCGACGGCACCCCATCGGATGCGCTGCTGCAGGCGGTCGGGGCCGCGCTCAACGACGAGGAGGTGCGCCCGCTCACCGATCGGGTGACGGTGCGGGCCGCGACCGTCGTTTCATACAAAGTGACAGCGGAACTGACGCTGCATTACGGCCCCGATGCCGAGGTGGTGCGCAACGCTGCCCAGGCGGCGGTCATGGCCCATGTGACGGCGCAGCATCGCCTCGGACATGACGTGACCCGCTCGGGTCTCTTCGCGGCCCTTCACCGGCCCGGCGTCCAGAACGTGGCGCTGAGCGCGCCACCGGCCGATATCGTCATCGGCCTGGGCGAGGCCGCCTGGTGCCGACCCGAAGACATCGCCATCTCGGTGGGAGGGCGCGATGTCTGACGATCTTTTCAAGCCCAACGCCACGAAACTCGAGCGTGCGCTCGGGATGGCCGTCATTGGCGGCGGACCCGATCTGACGCCGGTCTCGCAACTGATGAACCCCGAGACCTGTCCCGAGGCGCTTCTGCCCTGGCTGGCCTGGGCCTTCTCGGTCGATGTCTGGGAGCCGCGCTGGCCGTTGGCACAGCGTCGCGCGGCGGTGGCCGAGGCTGTCGCGCTGCACCGGGTGAAGGGGACGAAAAGCTCCGCGATCCGCGCGCTGCGCGCGCTCGGCATCGAGCCGGAGATCTCGGAGTGGTTCGAATACGGCGGTCCGCCCTTCACATTCCGTGTCGTGGCGCGGCCCACCGTGGACCTCATTGGCGACGAGACCCAGCCCTTTCTCTCCGCGCCGCTGCGCGATCAGATCGAGGCGGTGCTCGAGGCCACCAAGCCGGTGCGCGCTCATATGGATCTGACCTTCCTTCTGCGTCTGACCGGCGATCTGGGCCTTGCGGCCGCGCTGGCGGCGCGGTCGCGCGCAACGGCCGTGCTGACCCCTGCCATCGCTGCCCATGGCGCGCGCGGTCTGACCCGCGCCTCCGCGTGGAGGTTCACCCATCGGCGGCGCCTCTCGATGGCGCCGACCCTCGCCGTCATCGCGGCGACGCGCCTCGCCCCGGTCGCGACGTTCCGCGCCACCACTCGCATCGCCTCGGAGGCCCGCCCATGACCGCCGCCGCCTTCATCCCCATCGTCACGCAAGCCGGTCTCAACGCGGCGGCCCGCGCCCAGACGGCGGGAGAGGTGCTCCAGATCGACCACATCGCCATCGGCGACGGGGCCTGGACCCCGGACGGTTCCGCCACCGCGTTGCGCCAGGAACGCGCCCGCGTGCCGGTCTCGCGGCGGCGTCACGTGGAAGGGTCCGTCTGGGAGGTCGCGGGCACCGTCACGGGCGACGGGGATTATTTCGCGCGGGAAATCGGGTTTTACGCCGATGACGGCGGCACGCCCGTCCTGATGTTCGTCCATGCCCATGAAGCAGAGGTCTTTGCCGGAGTGACCCGGGGCCAGGACACGCTCTTCGAGTTGCATGTCTCGCTCGCCGCGATCCCGGAAGGGGCGGTGGCGTTTTCCTTCCTGGACGCCGATCTGACGCTGTCGGAGATGGTCGAAGACATGCGCGGCTTGCATGAAGAAGACGGCCAGTTCAATTTCGCGCTGACCCAAAGCGTCGAGCAGCATCTCTGGATCGCGATGGAGCGGTTCGAGAGCGAGGCGCAGATCCGACGCGGCTACGGCCAGTCCGGGATCCGCCTTCTGCGCCATTATGGCGACGGCGGCGATGCGGCCTGGCATCGGCCCTCCGCCGTAAACTTCGCGGCGCTTGGCGCGCATAACCACCCCAACTATCCGCTGATGTGCGGCATGCCGGAGATCTCGGCGGTGGTGAACGGTTACGAGGTGAACACGCGCCACATCGACTATCGGATCGTCCGCGGGCTTGAGGGCGGTGGCTATCTCGAGGTCGAGGACGCGACACCGCCCGCCCCGCCCCCCTCGGTGCTGGCCAAGGCCACGCCCGAGGCGCAGATGGCGGAGATGGCGGAGTACCTACGCGCCTATGCGCGACATGACGCGAGCATCCGCCCCTATCGGGAGCATTTCGACATTTGGCTTTCGGTGCTGGAGGTTTGGCTCGAGGAACTGGCGGGCGACGCGCTGGCCGATACGTTCCCGTCCTTCCGCCACCAACTCTCACGAGGCAGCCATCGCCGGATGGCCAACGACTACACGGCCATGCTGGGCACCGGCATCAAGCCGCGTTTCGAGAACAACGATCTCAAGCCCACCGTAGTGCGCGTCATGCGCCCAGACGGGCAGCCGCAATTCGCCGTATTGCGCTATCGGGTCTCCGCGATCCGTCTTGGCACCTATGCCGACTACCCCGCGCATCGGATGACCGAGCAGGTGGACGATCCGGCCACGCGCCAGCGCTTCGGCGTGAGCGACGCGGCGATCCTGCGAGATCGCCGGGGGCGGTTCCGCGTGGTGCATGGGCTGCAAGATCGCGGGCTCGCGCGCCGACGCGAGCCGGGACTTCTCGACGAGATCATGGGGCGCATGCCGGGCCTCGACGGGCCGGGGGCACTGATCGAGGAGAGCTACAGCGACACCCGCCCCAACGGAGGGGACTATACCCGCCACCTGATGGACTGGCGGGTACAGGGGCGTCTGAACGGGGCCTTCTATAAGCGATTTTACGGCTATTTGAAGACCGGGGCTTCGGGGCGCAAGCAATACCGGTTCGGCTTCAACGATCCGATGCTGTTTCGGGCCGCGACCACGCGCGAAGAGGTCACGGCCCTTCCGGGCCTCGGCGGCGGGCATCGGATGTCCTGGGCCATCCCGCTGGAGCTTGTGGTTGCAAGCCCGTTGGGGGCCTGGAACCCCTACGAAGTGCCGATCCGCGAGGAGATACCCGGGGGCAGCGGCGAGACCCATCAGGCGGCCCATCCCCATGCCGCGCGCGATCGTTACTGGTATCTTACTCCAACCGATCTCTTTCGGGCCGGGGCCAGGGGCGATCCCGCCGATACCGATCAGTCGGCCTGGATGACCTGCGGCGACGGGCGCGCAAGGCTCATGCGGGGTGCCGGCGTCTATCTGTTCACGCCGCGTTTGGCCAACGCCCCCGCCGAGCCGCCCGCGCGCATGCGCTGGCCGATCGCGCCGGTGCATCACGAGGGTAGCTTCGAGTTCGGTCATATCGAAGCGCGTCGCCGCGAGATGCTGGAGGCGGTCGCGGCCAATGCCCACGAGATTTTGAAGATGAAGCACACCGCATGGCTTGGAGGTCATAATGGCGCTTGAAACCGACCTGGCCGGGATCCACCGGCTCTTCGACGATGTGACGCAGCGGTCCGATCGGGTGGTTGGAAAACACGAGCGGCTGATAGACCAGGTCGCCGATTTCAGAACCTATGTCGATCGGGCCGCGGGCACGGAGACCGGCGCTGGTACGAAAAAAGATCCGGTGCAAACGATCCAGCAGGCGTTGGACCTGACCCCGCTCAGCGCGCGGGCCACGATCCATATCCGGGGCGATTACAAGACCACGCGGAAATACATCGCCGATGGCCGTCACGTAAGCCTGCTGGGCTGCGACGCGGCATTCGATCCGGTCCCCGTCGATACCCCGAACGCCTATCCCGCCTTCAGCTTCGGCGTGATCGAGCAGACGGACAGACCCAAGCAAGGCCCGCGCCAGATCCGGCGTTTGGCGAATTTCGACCTGTCCGACGGGGCCTACTGGGATCTGACAAGGTGGAAGATCGCCATGCCGTCGAAACAGGACGTGGCCAGCGCCAAGGCAGCGCTCCCGGACAGCCCGAACCACAACACCAAGTCGCTCTTTGCTCTGAAAACCCAGGGCCCCGGCGATCATGGCGGGGCGACGCTGCACTACAGCGACTTGAACATTCCCCAAGCGCCTTACGGCACCATCCTCGGCCAGGGCGGTTTCTGTAGCCTTTTCGTGGCGACCCTCACCGTTTCGGGTCAGTCGGATATGGGCGGTCACATCATGCCCGGTGTGCCAAAGGGGACCGAGACACATACCCTGGGCCATCGCCTCGGCTTCAACCGCGACACGCTTTGAGAGGGAGAGAGGACATGCTCGACATCGCACATAACGGCACGACCTACATCAATATCGACGCGGACGAGGCGCGCGCCCTGGGCGTGCCCGATCCGGTGATCGCGGCGGCGCAGACCCGCGCCGCAAGCCTGGCGAAGCGCGACGCGCGGCGCGGGCGCATCACGCTGGACGCGGGCGATACGCAGACGATTTTGGGCAGCACCGCCGACGCCTCGGCGCTGGCGCTCGTTGCCCTGGCCGCGCATGTCGCCGCCGTCTCGGAGGCCAGCGGCTATAGCGCCTACAAGACCGCGCTGACCAAACATCTCGCCGCGGTGGATGCCGGGCTGGCCAAGGCGCTGACCGACCTTTTGGAGGGCGTGAAGGACGCATCCGTCAAACTGCCGCCTCTCGCCAAGGGTCTGACCCAGGCGATGACGGAGATCGAAACGCGCTCGACCGCCGTGGCGACGGTGTTCGAGGGGTAATCCGGGGCCGGAACGGCCCGCGATAAAGGATAGGAGAACAACACATGCCAGAGTATTTCCTTCACGGGGTCGAGGTCGTCGAGGTCGACGATGGCATCCGCCCGATCCGGGCGGTCAAGTCCTCGATCGTCGGCCTCGTCGGCACGGCTCCGAACGCGCGCACCGGCACGCGGGCCGCCGCGGCCTTCGGCAGTGACAAAGCCGCCCTGAGCCTCACCGCGAAGACCGCGGGGATTTCGGGCAACGCCATCCGCCTGGCGATCCGAGACCCCGCCCCCGATGCGCCGCTGTCGGTCGACGTGGCCGGTCGAGTGATCACGGTCACGCCCGCGATCGAGAGCAAAGCCATCGCGACCACCGCCGCGCAGTTGCTGGAGGCCCTCAAGAGCAACAGCGCGGTCGCCGCGCTGGTCGAGGTCGCCCATGCCAAAAGCTCGGACGGGACCGCCAAAGTGACATCGCAAACGGTGACACTCGCGGGCGGCAAGAACAACAATTCCGCCAAGATCGAATTCGGCAGTGGCAAGGCCGCCCTTGCCCTGACCGCCCGGCAGACCGGAGAGGCGGGCAACGGCATTCAACTGGTCATAAAGGATCCCCTCGCCGACGCGGATATCAAGATCGTCGTGGAGAACCGCGCGATCACGGTCACACTCGCGATCGCGAGCAAAGCCATCTCGACAACCGGCAAGCTGCTTCTGGAGGCGATCAATCGCAACAGCGCGGCCGCCGCGCTGGTCGAGGTCGCCCATGCCCAAGGCTCCGACGGGACCGGCATCGTGAAACCGGGCGAGGTCCGGCTGACCGGCGGGACCGACGATGCATTCCCGGTAAACACCCCCGTGCTGGTCGCCGGGCCGCGCGCCGCCGCGCTGCTGGGCGACGGTGGCACGCTGAAAGCCGCTTACGAGGCGGTCTATGCGCAAGGCGCGCGCGAGGCGGTCGTAATCCGCGTCGCCGAGGGCAACAGTGCGGCGGCAACCCTGGCCGCCGTTGCCGGGCAGGCCACCGAGGGCAGCGGCGTCTTTGCTCTTCTGGCCTCGTGCTCGAAGCTCGATCTGACCCCGCGCATCCTGGCCGCGCCCGGCTTTACAAAGACCGGGACGTCCCAGGTCGCTCCGGTCGTCACCAACCTGATCGGCGTTGCCGAAAAGCTGCGCGCGGTCGTCGTCGCCGACGGCCCCGATACCAACGAGACCGACGCCAAGCTGGCGCGGCGGAATTACGGCGCCGACCGGCTCTTCATCGTCGATCCGGCGGTCACCGTCTTCGATCCGGCCACGGCCACTCACGCGACCCGGCCCGCCAGCGCTTACGTGGCCGGGCTCATCGCCCGTCGCGATGTGGAGAGAGGCTTCTGGTGGTCGCCCTCGAACCAGGTCATCCGGGGCATCGCGGGCACCTCGCGTCCGGTGGCCTTCCACCTTTCCGAGCCGCAAACCGAGGCCAACCGGATGAACGAGGCCGAGGTCGCCACCATCGTCCGCCGCTCGGGCTTCAGGCTCTGGGGCAACCGCTCCACCGGCGCCGATGCGCAATGGGCGTTTCTGAGCGTGCGCCGGACGGCTGACATCCTCTACGAGAGTATCGAGCGCGCGCATCTCTGGGCCATGGATCGCCCGTTCTCGCCGCAGCTTATCCTCGACATCCGCGACGGGGTGAGCGCATTCGGCCAGCGCCTGGTCAGCCAGGGCGCGCTTTTGGGGTTCAGATGCTGGGTGGATCCCGAACTCAACACCAAAGAGACGCTGAAAGCGGGCAAGCTCTATCTCAATTTCGACTTCGAGCCGCCCGCGCCTTTGGAACATCTCGTGTTCCGCGCCCATCGCGAGGGCGCCTACTACGACGAGCTGATCTCGTCGGTCGGCGTCGCGGCCTAAGGAGGACACCATGCGATACCCACGCACCATCCGCAATTTCAACGCCTTCATCGACGGCGTCAGCTATGCCGGTCGCGTGCTGGAAGGCAAGCTGCCCGAACTGAAACTGATGACCGCCGCCCATCGTGGCGGCGGTATGGACGGTCCCGTCGCCATCGATATGGGCATGGAGGCCATGCAGGCCGAACTGACGCTCGCCGAATGGCCGCCGGAACTCATCACCCTCTTCGGCACCCGCCGCCGCATGGTGCTGCGGCCAGGCGCCATGGGGGAAGAGAACTTCGAGGCCGATGCCTATATCGGCACGCTGGGCGGGCGCTGGTCGGTGACGAATTTCGCCAATCTAAAGCCCGGCTCGGACATGCCGCTCAAGCTCACGCTGGAGGTGGATTATTTCAGCATGGTCCGCAATGGCGAAGAGCTCTTCGAGATCGACATCGAAGCAGGCAAGCGGATCGTCGGCGGGGTAGACCAGCTCGTCGAGCTGCGCGCCGCCATGGGTCTCTGAAGGCGGCCCGCCAAGCTATATTAACGGCCCCTCAAAGGGCCGTTAAACCCCCGTTAAACCCCCGTTAAACGCCCCTTAAAGCCCCGTTAAACCTCAGAAGCTCAGGACCCAAGCGATGACCCAATCCGCACACCCCGAAACCAAAACCGTCACCCTCTCCAACGCGGTGACCATCGACGGCAAGGAAACACGCAAGATCGCGCTGCGCTGTCCGAAGACCGGTGAGCTGCGCGGATTGATGATGGCCAGTGTGCTGCAGATGGAGGCCGGCGCGGTGATGAGGCTTCTATCGCGCATCACGGTGCCGCCCATGAGCGAGGCGCAACTGGCCGATCTGCCGCCGGTGGATTTCATGGAGATGACAAAGGCGGCGATCGGTTTTTTCGTGAAGGCGGATCTGGAAGCGGAGACCCTCTGATCCTGCCCGACGATGTGGAAGAAGCCATGGCCGACATCGCCCTCGTCTTCCACTGGCCGCCGGAGGCGATGGACCGCATGGACGCGGGCGCTCTGGCCCGCTGGCGGGAAAAGGCTCGGGTCCGGTTGGAGGCCATGAGCGGAGATGGGGCCGGGCACGGGCGACCGCCGGGCCGGACATGGGGCCTTTGAGGATGTAAGACAGCATGGCGAGCGATCTCAATCTGGCGCTTGTACTTAAGCTGGTTGACGAGGTCACCGCCCCGGCCCGCAGCGTCATGGGCACGTTGCGCGGTATCGGCGATGCCACGGAAGCGACAGGTCGCGCGGGGGTGGCCTGGGCCAACGAGCAACTGGCGGCCAACGAGGCGCGGCGCGGAGCGCTCATGGGCGAGGCCCTGGGCGTGGCCGCGCTGGCCGGATCGATCGCCGCCGCCCTCAAACCCGCGATCGATTTCGAGCAATCCATGGCCGGGGTCGCCGCCGTGGCCCGCGCCGACGACGAGGAACTGGCGCGGTTGACCGACACCGCCCGGCATCTGGGCGCCACAACCGCCTGGGCCGCCTCCGACGCCGCCGACGGCATGAAGTTCCTCTCCATGGCGGGCTTCGAGGTGGAAGAGACCGTGGCGGCCATGCCCGGCATGCTCAACCTCGCCAGCGCCGGGGCCATCGATCTCGCGCGGGCATCCGACATTGCCTCCAACGTTCTGTCGGGGTTCGGCATGCAAGCCGCCGAGACAGGCCGTCTGGGCGATGTGCTGACCAACACCTTCACCACCTCGAACACCGATCTGGCGATGCTGGGCGAGACAATGAAATACGTGGCCCCCAATGCCGCCGCCCTGGGCGTGTCGCTGGAGCAGACCGCCGCCATGGCGGGCAAGCTCGGGGATGCGGGCATTCAGGGGTCCCAGGCCGGAACCGCCTTGCGTGCCATGCTGCAACGCCTCGCGGCCCTGCCCACACCCGCCGCCGACGCCATGGAAAAATTGGGCGTGCGGACGGCGGACGCCAGCGGAACACTGCGCGACCTGCCCACCGTTCTTGCCGAGATCCACAGCGCAATGGAGGAATACGGCTCGGCGGACCGCGCACGGACGATCTCGGAGATCTTCGGTGTCGAGGCCTCCGCCGCCGCCACGATCCTGCTGGAGCAGGCCGGGTCCGGCGCGCTTCAGGCCTATACGGAAAGCCTCAAGGAAACGGGCTCCGCCGCGCGCGTGGCGGCACGGCTCAACGACACCACCGCCGGATCGCTCAAGCGCTTGCAATCCATCGCCGAAAGTGTCGCGATCTCGGTGGGCACCGTGCTCATCCCGGAGGTCGCCAAGCTGCTTGAAAGCGTTCTGCCGCTCATCGGCGCGCTCGACGCTTGGGCGCAGGCCAACCCGGAACTCATCTCCATGGCTTTCCGTTTGACGGCGGCGTTTCTGGCCCTCCGCCTGGGCTCGATCGCGCTCAGGTGGGGGCTCTTCACCATGCTGATCCCGATCCTGAAGATCATCCGGGCGGCAAGCTGGATGCTGGTCCTCCTGCCGCGGATGGCGGGCGCCCTGCTGGCCCTCCTCAATCCGCTGAAGCTGGTGCGCGCCGCGCTCATCGCCATCCGCCTGGCCTTCATCGCCACCGGCGTCGGGGCCGTTCTCGTCGGCATCGCCATGGCCGGTATCTGGATCTACAACAACTGGCAGGGCCTGAAGGCCTTCTTTGTCGGGTTCTGGAGTAGCTTCCGCGCGGCACTCGGCCCCGCCGCGCCCTTGCTCGATGCCATCGTCGACCGCGCCCGCCGGATCCGGGATTGGTTTGCCTCCCTCCTCGCGCCTATGGATGCAAGCGAAGAGCAATGGCTCTCCTGGGGCCTGGCCGCCGGTGAGGCGCTCGGTGCGGTGGTGGAACGGGTCGCCGGGTGGATGGAGGCCAACAAGGGCCTGGTGGGCACGCTCACGCGCCTATGGCTGGGGTTTACGGTGCTGCGCCTGGGGCTCCTGGCGCTGCGGGCCGCATGGCTGGCGCTGTCGCTGCTGGCGCCGCTGAAATGGGCGCGCCTCATCCCGAAGCTTGTCTGGGGCGCCAGCCATATTCCAAAAATCGGCTGGGTCGCGCTGGCGGGTAAGCTGGCTTGGGACGTATTGGTGACCGCCCTGACATGGACCGCGACGCTTATTCCGAAGATCGCCTGGCTGGCACTGGCGGGCGGCGGGAAGGTCTTTAAGCTAATTGGGCTTGTCGAGGCCGTGACATGGACCGCGAAGCTGATCCCGAAGATCGCCTGGCTGGATTTGGCGAACGGCGGCGAGCGCTATGGCCTGAAAGCGCTTGTCACCGCCCTGAAATGGACCACCCGCCTTATTCCGGTCATCGGCTGGGCGGTTTTGGCGGGCGAACTGGCCTGGCACCTAATCGTCAAACCATTGGGCTGGGACGATTATCTACCCAAGATCGACTGGGTGGGGGTCATCGGTGCCTTCTCCTGGGAAGGCTGGATCCCGAAAATCGACTGGGACCGCATTGTCGGATCGATCTCCTGGCCCAAACCTCCGAAATGGCTGCGATGGCTGATGGGCGAAGTTGAACCCGAGGTGCCCCTCATCGAGGACACGCCAGGCTTCGATCTACTTGGGCCCGATACGCGGGAAGCGGCAAGAACGATTGAGGCGGCTCGATCGGACGGCCCCCTGCCCTCCGATACATATCTCGAAGATCTGCGCGCCAGGGCTCGGACGCTCCGGGAGATCGTCGCGGAGTTTCAGGCCGAGCTCGACAACGCAACGCAAGCGGAAACCAAAGCGGGGTTTCAGGAGGACATGGCCCCGTACATAACCGAACTGAAGGCCGTCGAGGCCGAGCTTGCGGAAGCGGAAGCGCGGGCCAAGACGCTGTCAGACGCGCTGGCCCTTCTCTCCCATACCGAAACCGCACCTCAGATCGACACGGAATCGATAGACGCAGCGCTGATAAAGGTTGCGGAACTCGCGGCTGGGCTAAGCGATCTTCCAGGCGCCGCGGTCGCGCCCACGCCCCACATCGCGGGCAGCCGCGACCTTGGCGGTCCGGTGCGCGCGGGCATGCCCTATCTGGTGGGCGAGCGCGGGCGCGAATTGTTCGTGCCCGGCGTGGCAGGCACCATTCTGCCAACCCGCGTCCTCAGCGCCGCCGCCGCCGCCACCGCAATGGCCGCGCCGGTCGCGGCGATGCCGGAGCGGAACGATATGCTGGCCATGCTGGACCGGCGACCGGCTCTCTCGGCGCCCGCGGTCGCGCCCGCGCCACGGATCGAACGCCAAGGCGATACGATCGTGATTAATATATACCCCCCGCGAGGCATGAGCGCGGAGGAGGTCGGGCGCGAGCTGGAACGGCGGCTGGCACGGCGCGAGGACGAGCGCCGACGCGATCTGCACGATGGGGTGGATTACTAATGGTGAACGCGGCCCTGGTCATGATGGCGCTCGGCACGTTCCGGTTCGGTATGGCCAACGGGGCCTATCGGCAATTTGCCCGCTCCGCGGCCTATCGCTGGAGCAAGGTCGAGCGCATCGGGCGGGAACCGGCGCTGCAATATCTCGGCCCCGATGCCCATGAGATCGTTATCGAAGGCACTATCTATCCTCACTACAAAGGCGGGCTGCGTCAGGTCGATGCCATGCGGTTGCAGGCGGATCTGGGCCTGCCCATGATGATGGTCGACGGTTTGGGATGGGTCTGGAAACGCTGGGTCATCTTGCGGGTGGAAGAGCAGAAAAGCCACTTCCTGCGCGACGGTGCGCCCCGAAAGATCACCTTCTCGCTCGCGCTGCAAAGCTATGGCCCCGATGCGGCCGGAAATCCGAACTCAACCCCCGCGAGCAGGCTATTGTGACCGCATACCGCACCATAGACGGCGACATGGTCGACGCGATCTGCAAGGGGCATTACGGGCGCGAGGACATGACCGTCGCCGTCTACGAGGCCAATCCGGGCCTTGCGGCACTCGGGTCGGTGCTGCCCAAGGGCATCCTCATCCTACTGCCGGAGCCGCCGGAAACATCTGTTCGCAAGCCAATCAGATTGTGGGGATGA